TGAAACCGAATCCATTGGGTGGTGTTGCAGGACAAGACCATGTGATTGCATTCCCAAATAGTCTTCCGAAGGAATTTGAACTTGAAGATTATATTGATTATGATATGCAATTTGAAAAGGCGTTCTTGCATCCACTCAAACACATCTTGGAAAAGATTGGATGGAACTGGGAACATGTAAATACATTGGAAGGATTTTTTGCATGATGGAATATAAAGTAAAATTGTTTATTAAAGAGATATTGAGGGACAGATTAGAATCAGAGAAAAGGCTTCTAATATCACAACAAAAGGACAAGAGTTGTCCTATGCAAGTTTATCAAAAAACACTAGATATATGTGAAGAACTAGAGTATGCTATACAACAAATGGAGAAACAAGCATGATTGAAGACACACCTATGGACAAGCACATTGAGCAAATGACTTTTTCGTTTATGAATGCACATGACGGGGAGCAAATGTGGTTCCCTTGGGCACAGACAGAGAAACCAATTGACCCAAAGCCACGCAAGCGAACCAAGTTGCGAAACAAGAAGAAGACCAAGAAGAATGACTGATTTTCTAAAAAAGATGATAAAAGACTCTGGGAACAAATACGCAGGTGTGGTATCCGAGGGCATAGAAGGCAGTGATGTTACGGGATTTGTAGACACGGGATCATATGCGCTCAACGCCTTGTTGTGTGGTTCAATGTACGGTGGTATAGCAGATAACAAAATCATTGCTCTTGGGGGTGAAAGTTCTACGGGAAAAACATATTTCGCACTGGGGATGGGTAACAAATTCCTCAAGGATAACCCAGACGGAGTTATTCTGTACTTTGATACAGAATCCGCAGTAACATCCGAAATGATAAAGGAAAGAGGCATGGACCCAAGCCGTGTCGCAATTTTTCCTGTGGCGACCGTGGAGTCGTTTAGACATCAGGTAATTGGTATTGTAGATAAGTATATTGAGTCTGGAGAATCTAAACCGATATTGATGGTGCTTGATTCTCTTGGTATGCTTTCCACTGAAAAGGAGATGACCGACACGGCAGAGGGCAAGACCACCAGAGACATGACCCGTGCTGCTCTTGTGAAGGGGGTCTTTCGGGTGTTGACTCTAAAATTAGGAAAAGCAGGAATACCACTGGTCGTCACTAACCACACTTACGCTAATGTTTCGGGGTATGGTGCTCTTCAGGTTCTTTCGGGGGGGAGTGGTTTGAAATATGCCGCTTCAACGATTGTTATGCTTTCAAAATCAAAGGACAAAGAAGGCACCGACATCATTGGCAACATTATCAAGTGCAAGTTGTTCAAGGGCAGACTTACCAAAGAGAACAAAGAGGTTGAAGTTCAATTAAACTACGACACAGGACTGAATCCATATTATGGATTGGTTCCCATTGCGGTGAAGTATGACATCTTCAAGAAGGTGTCAACCCGGATTGAGTTGCCCGATGGTAAGACTGCATTTGAGAAGACAATCAACAGCAATCCAGAGAAATACTTCACAGAGGATGTGATGGAAAGGCTGGAAAAAGCAGTTGCAAAAGAGTTCAAGTATGGTAATATTACCGAAACACAAGAGGAAACAACAAATGAAGATATATGAATTTGATGAAACAAGCACCACCGAAGAAAACCTTCCTATTATTATTAAAGAGGGTGAATATGAGGGTATGGTGTACACCTACGGAAATGTTCAATTTAAACAAGATGAAGACGATATGAAACTGATTTTCAATTATGATATCATAACAAACCCAACAAATAGATCAATCGAAGAACTAGACGAAGACGAAACATTCCAAAATTTATTAGGTGATTTGCTGCTAGAAATTATTGATGATGAGTTGAGTAAAGGTGATGATGTACTAAGAGAAAACGAAGACAATGATTGAACATGTGGTTTTAGAAAACCTCATCAACAATGATGAGTACTCACGAAAAGTTCTTCCTTTTCTACAGGAAGAATATTTTCATAGTAGAACAGATAAAATAATATTTAAATCTATTAAAAAGTTTTTCTTGGAGTACAATGCCCTCCCTCCGAAAGAATCTGTGCTAATAGATATTGATAAGAATAAAAACATCTCTGAAGACGAATGCAATAATATTACAGAACTTGTAGAATCTTTTACTTCCACTAATACAAATTTAGAATGGTTACTAAATGAAACTGAAAATTTTTGTAAAGAAAAGGCGGTGTATAATGCCATCATGGAATCGATTCACATCATTGACGGTAAATCAGACACAAAGACGGAGAATGCAATCCCAAACATCCTTTCGGATGCCCTCTCAGTCTCATTTGACACCCACATCGGACACGACTATATTGAAGACTCAGAAGAACGATTCGAATTCTATCATAAAGTCGAAAAACGAGTCCCATTCGATTTAGATTTCTTTAATATTATTACTGGTGGTGGCACACCACAAAAGACCCTCAATATTATAATGGCCGGAACCGGTGTTGGTAAGTCGTTGTTTATGTGCCACCACGCAGCCAACTGTCTTAGCCAAAATATGAATGTATTATACATTACATGCGAAATGGCAGAAGAACGCATCGCAGAACGAATCGACGTTAATCTTATGGACATTACAATGGACGACCTAAAAGATCTTCCAAAGAACATTTATGATAAAAAATTACACACATCAACTGCGGGTATGTCTGGAAAACTAATCATTAAGGAATATCCAACAGCAACAGCAAACGCAAACCACTTTAGAATTCTTCTGGAAGAACTAAAACTAAAAAAGAAATTCAAACCAGATGTTGTGTTTATAGATTATCTTAATATTTGCGCATCATCCCGCTTAAAGTCTGGAGGAAATGTCAATACATACCAATATGTCAAGTCTATAGCAGAAGAACTTCGTGGCCTTGCAGTTGAGTATAATCTTCCAATTTGGTCAGCGACACAGACTAACAGGCAGGGTTTTAGTAACACCGATGTAGAACTCGAAAACGTATCAGAATCATTCGGTCTTCCGGCCACTGCCGATTTCATGTTTGCATTAATTGCCACCGAAGAATTAGATAAACAAAATCAAGTTCTTGTGAAACAATTGAAGAACAGGTATAATAGTGCTACCGCAAATAAGAAATTTATTCTGGGAATTAACAGGGCAAAAATGAAACTATATGATGTTAAAAGAAACGAACAATCTGGACTAATGGAATCTAATCAAGATGACAAGACAGTGTTGGGGTCTGGATTCGACGGTGAAAATTTTAATAATAAATTCAAAACACAAAAAGAAAAATTTACATCCTGGAGCGTTTGATGAGTTCTTATATCGATAAAAAATTCATTAACATGGTGTCTCCCCAACTAGAGAGATTCGCATGGAAGAAGGATAATCTTGCCAACTGTCGGTGTCCTGTGTGCGGAGATTCCCAAAAAAACAAAACAAAAGCAAGAGGATATTTCTTCCAAAAAGATAATAGTTTTTTTTATAAATGTCACAACTGTGGTTTTAGTTCGAACATATATAATCTTTTGAAAGAAGTTTCTCCTTCTTTATGTAAAGAATATACCTTAGAGAAATTTAAAGATGAATCGCCTAAAAAAGAAAAGAAAGAGATGTTTTTCAAATTTAAAGAATCCAAACCAAAGTTCAAGAAGAAGGACGGAATCCTTGATACGCTACAATGTCTGAATGATTTGGAAGATAACCATCCCGCAGTTCTCTTTGCGAACATGAGAATCATTCCGAATCAGTTCTGGAGGTATCTCTATTTCACAGAGGACTTTGGTTCATTTATGAAAACTCTGGATCCAGATTGTCTCCCAGTCGGAGCAGAACCACGCTTGGTGATTCCGTTCTTCAATAGAGAAGGTGACGTAGTGGGTGCGCAGGGGCGTGCAATCAATATGACAGATGAAGCAAATGCACGAACCACACTCAAGTACATTACAGTCAAGGGTGACAAGTCCATTGATAGACTTTGGTATGGTCTATGGAGAGTCAACCCCAAGAAGCGTGTCTATGTCGTAGAGGGACCGATTGATTCTATGTTCTTACAGAATGCAATTGCAATGGTGGGTGCAGGTGCATTGAGAAACATCCCCGACAGGATTGCTGATTCTGAAACGACTTGGATATATGACAACGAACCGAGGAATTTGCAGATTTGCGCATACATTGAAAAGTTGATTGAGTTGGGCAGAGATGTCTGCATCTGGCCCGATAGCATCAAAGAGAAAGACATCAACGATATGGCGTATCAAAGGTCAACTCGTAAGATTCAGAAGATAATTGATGAGAATACATTCAGTGGGCTTGAAGCAACACTGAGGTTTCGTGATTGGAGAAAAGTATGAAACAACATTGGAGAAAAGTATGAAACAACATTTGAAAATCGGACAACACTTGAAATGTGGTAGACATTCAGCCATACCTTGGTGTTGTATTTTTTGGTTCGTGACATTTTGGAATTTATTTTTCATTCGTAATACCATCGTTCCCAACAGCAAGAATCACGAATTGAAAGAAAAATGGAATCGGTGGTATCTTAAATTTACATGCACACCCTCGGATGGAAATCCTCTTGGGTGGGAGTATATCCCATGTCCGTTGTGTTTGATTATGAAACGTAATGTCGGAAGACCTTTGAAGTGTAAATGTGGAGAAGAAGATGAATAAAGAAAAACTAAAAGAAGCATTGTGGGCCGTATTACAATATGGATGGATGTGGGGCCACCCTAAACACATTAGTAGAGAACATTGGACCATGATTAAAGATTCGTATCGTGATTTAAATGACGGCAAAGATTTTGAACCCGACACAACCCAAAGAACATTATGAAATATACAGATGATCAAATAGAGGCTTTGGTAGAAAACACCACAAGATATCATTTAATGCTACAATACCTTAAAGAGCATGTTGATAGTGAAACGTGGAAGAGAGCCAAAGAATATTCTAAAGATTTTGTTGATATTATAGAAATTGAGATATCTGAAGAAAACCAAGATGATGAGGACTATGAAAATTATGCAGAGGATTGAAGTATTAGACAATGGACATGTGGATTATATTGATCATATGGGCAGTGACTTGACTGTGTGTCAGGCTGCCCGTGTTTCTTTTAATAACGAAAGCGAATGGGGAATAGATCAAGAAGCAAAGGATAGGTTGGATAAAACAGAGTCGCACTACTCTGCTGAGTGTATTAAAAAACTTAAAACCAAAGATGAAAAATTAATAAAATACCTTTCAGAACACAAACATTGGACACCCTTTGCTCATCCCCAAATAACACTTAGAATCAAAGCACCAATTTCAATTAGAACACAGTTCTTTAAGCATAAAGTTGGATTTTGTGTGTCTGGTGATACAGAAGTTCCATTCCTAAAAGTTAAACCAAAAAGTACAAGCGTACGTCCGCAATCAATAGAAAAAATATATACGGATTGGAATTATAAAAACCCATCGGGCGAATTCACAAAACGCGAATTAATACTGAAAAGAAAAACTAGAGTATTTAATACCCAAACAGAACAATTCGAGATCGGATATATTAGTAATGTTGTATGTAATGGCACAAAAGAAGTGTTCAAGATAACAACAGCAAACGGCAAAGAGTTGAAATTAACAGAAGACCATAGGATATTAACGAAGAGTGGTTTTAATTCTTTAAGAAATGCTGTTGGTTTATTTCACAATGGTGTGTCATGGTCAATGCAACAAGATTGCTACATCATGACTATTCCGGAAAATAAAACAAAACTAAAAACATTTTCTCGAATAACAAAAATCGAACACACTGGCGTTGAAGTTGTTTATGATATTACCATAAATCACCCAGAACATAATTTTGTTGCAAATGAAATTGTTGTACATAATTGCGAGAATGAGATATCACGACGATATGTTACATTCGAACCAGAATTTTATGAGCCCAAATGGAGAACTAAACCAGAGGGTGGTGCCAAGCAGGGTTCAGAAGATTTTATGGAAGAACCACAATCTACGATAATATCTGTACAATATAGAAGGGTTGTAGATCATGCAGTTAAAGTATACAACTCTCTCATTAAACGTGGAGTTGCACCAGAACAGGCACGATTTATATTGCCGCAAGGAATGTATACCGAATGGTATTGGACAGGAAGTTTGGCTGCGTATGCACGTTTCTATAAGCAGAGAATAGACTCCCATGCACAGTGGGAAATAAGAGAATATGCAAAAGCAATTAATGAAATTATCCAACCATTGTTCCCGATTTCGTGGAATGAATTGACCAAATAATATAAATATTCCCAAAAGGAACTATAGATTATGACATATGTGAGTGATATCCTGCCCGAAGAATTCCTTTCGCTATATAAAAACAAGAAGCCGAAGTGGGGGTACAACGGACTTGGGGAAATCGTATACAAGAGAACTTACTCCCGACTCAAGGAAGACGGGACGAACGAAGAGTGGTGGGAAACTATCGCTCGCTGTATCAACGGCGCGCAGAAGATTGGCGCAGACTATACTACCAAGGAAGCACAAAGATTATATGATCTTGTCTTCAATCTCAAATGCAACTTCGCAGGTCGGATGCTCTGGCAACTTGGCACTTCCACTGTTGACCGATTCGGTGGCAACTCTCTTCTCAATTGCTGGGGTGTTTGCGTTCGTGACATTGATGACTTTTGTTTCATCTTTGAGAACTTGATGCTCGGAGGTGGAGTCGGGTTCTCCATCCGAAGAGAGGATGTCCACGAACTCCCCAAGGTGAAAGAGGGAGTGTCAATCACCCACGAAAAGACCAACGATGCAGACTTTATTGTTCCAGACTCCCGTGAAGGTTGGGTGAAACTTCTTAAGAAAGTTATGAAGTCTTTATTCTATACGGGTGAGTCCTTCACATATTCTACTATTCTTGTTCGTTCATCGGGTGAGCATATTCAGGGGTTTGGTGGTAAGGCATCTGGACCCGGTATTCTCATTGAAGGTGTTGAGAAGATTTGTGGTGTTATTCGTGAACGTGAGGGAAAGAAACTTCGTTCCTTAGATGTTCTTGATATATGTAATATTGTCGCATCGGTCGTGATTGCGGGCAACATTAGAAGAAGTGCAACCATTGCTCTGGGCGACCCAGACGATTATCTGTTCCTTCGTGCTAAACGGTGGGACTTGGGTAATGTTCCAAACTGGCGTGCAATGTCAAACAACACCATCTATGCAGATTCGTATGAGCATATCAGTGATGCAGTATGGAAGGGATATGATGGTTCTGGTGAACCTTACGGGTTCTTCAACCTCCCACTTTCACAAAAGTTTGGTAGAGTTGGGGATAAAAGCAAAGACAAATGTGAAACATTAAATCCGTGTTCGGAAATTCTTCTTGAATCATATGAATGCTGCAATCTCTCTGAGATTCATCTCAACAACATTGAGTCAAAGAAAGAATTCAAAGAGTGTGCAAGACTCCTTTATAAGACACAAAAAGCAATATGTGCGCTTCCTTTTATTCACGAAAAAACTAATGAGGTTGTCCACAGGAACATGAGGATTGGTGTGGGTATCACTGGTATTTGTCAATCCTTTGATAAATTGGAATGGTTGGATGAATGCTATAACGATTTGAGGAAGTATGACAAGGAGTGGTCAGAGAAAAAAGGATATCCCGAAAGTATTAGATTGACGACAGTAAAACCATCAGGGACACTTTCGATTTTATCAGGAAGTACGCCAGGAATTCATCCTGCATATTCTAATTACTATATTCGCAGGATAAGAATGGCATCAGACGATGCTCTTGTGTCATTGTGTAGAGATGCAAATTATCCAGTAGAATATGTAAGGGGTTTTGATGGAACAGAGGACCATAGCACCATTGTTGTGGAATTTCCGTGTTCTGTGCCCTTAGGCACGCTCCTAGCCCGCGACATGACAGCAATAGAGCAGTTGGAACTTGTCGCAAGAATACAAAAAGAATGGTCGGACAATTCAGTATCTGTCACAATATATTATCGTCTTGAGGAATTGGATGAAATTAAGGAGTGGATGGAGAAGAATTACGCCAATTCTCTAAAAGCAGTGAGTTTCCTACTTCACTCCGACCACGGATTTGACCAAGCACCCTACGAAGAAATCACACAGGAAGAGTATGAGAGGCGAACTGCACGACTCAAAGAGATTGAATCAGTAGCAACTGGTGAGATTTTGTCGGGGATTGAATGTGTTGGGGGATCTTGCCCTATCCGATAAAATTCAAAGTTTTATTTTGACACCTTCATTTTTGACGCTATAATGGTGGACTTACATTAGTTTAGAAAGTTTGGGGTGTCTATATAAAAGACACAATCAAAAATCAATGGGTAATCACGCCCATTTTTATTAGAGGAGCATTTCGCTCCAGCCCTCTAGCCAGGGTATAATCTCACAAAAGGAGAATCAAAATGGCTAATTCAGATAAGTGTTGTTCTGGTGGAGATGATTGCATTACCCGCACATTGGGTAAGGTAGGCATCAATCGTAGTATGCTCATTACCCTCGCACTTGTTCCATTCGCATGGAGTGGTGTTATGTGGTTCGGACATGCAGTTCAAGAATTGTGGAATGCTGCGACAACCGCAGTGGGACAATGAACCTCTTCTGAGGAGATAATCTCATGAAAGTACATTCACTAAAATGTAACAAATGGCTCGTGGCTGCTCTTGTAGTCGCTGGTGCAGCAGTTCTTACTGCCAATCTTGCAGCAGACGAGTCATATGATGAATTGCAAACTCGACTTGATGCAGCAGAAGCCAAGATTGCTTCACTGGTAGCACCCAGCAAAATGGACATTCAACGAACAGAAGCCACGAAGGCACTGGTCGCTGAAATTCTTGCTGATGCTGATTACCGAACAATGATGCAGGGGCAGGCAAAGGATCCTGTCACGGTCAATGTTCATGGTTTTGCACAATTTCGTTGGTCCCTTAACGACACCAAAATGGCTGGCGTTGACGAGACTCACGGATTTAGTGTTCCCCGAGTCCGTCTTATTGTTGAAGGTGACATCTATGATATGTCATACAGAGTAAGCGGTCAGTGGGATGATGGCGGCGCATTCGTAATGAAGGATGCATACGCTGATTGGAATGGATTCCGTGTTGGTCAGTTCAAGTCCCCGTTTATGCGGGAAGTTCTGACCTCGCAGGTTGATACGCTCGCAGCAGAGCGTTCTATTGTTGCACATGAGTTTGGTCAGGGTCGCAGTCAGGGTGTCCAGTATACCCACGACTTCGGTAGTGGCTTCAAACTCACTGGTGCATACACCGATGGCTTCAACACCGATAATGGTGCTGGTGTTCAAAATGGTTATGCGTTTACTGGTCGTGTTGACTGGGATGCAGCCGATTGGCTTGACGTAGGTTTTGCTGCTTCGCACAACAATCTTGACGTTACCAATTATAACACATGGACTGCTGATGCTGTCATGGAATGGAAGAGTCTCAAACTCACTGGTTCATACACCGCAACGAGTGGTGATATGGGTGATAATTGGGGCACGGTCTGGAATGCTGCATACGCAATGGACAAGTGGGAACCATTTGTCCAGTATGAGCGTGGTTCTCTTGAGGGTGCTGCTGAAGATCTCAGCGTTGCCACCTTCGGTGTGAACTACTACCTCAATAAGAATGTCAAGTGGACGACCGACCTTGGTTATTCGCTCAATTCTATTGATGCAGGCTGGAACTTGAGTAACACTGGTTGGAATATGACCACTGCTACCGGAGAATATCTTCTTCGCACTCAACTCCAAATTCAGTTCTGATAAGACGGGACTTGTCCCGACACTTCACAACCCTCTCGGAGCAATCTGGGAGGGTTGTTTTATATGCTCATCCAACGTTCCCATAATTTTTTTCCATACACATCAATACCAACTAGTTGAAGAGCAAGTCTTTTTGGTTTTCTTGGTTTGGTCTTTAATTTCATTTTACATTCTTTAAGGAGTTTGTTTCCTTTTTTGATGTTACAACTAGGACAAGCAGTTACTAAATTGGTCCATTGTGTTCCTCCGCCCTTCGAGCGAGGATGTATATGATCAATTGTTAATTTCTTAGGATTATTTGATTGATAACCACAATATTGACAAGTGTATTCGTCCCGTCTAAACACATTCCTCCTAGTACAAGACATCGAATCTTCTGGATACGGCATAAACACATATTTAACAAGGACGATTGCAGCGGGGAGTTTATATTCTCCGCGAATCGTCCTTATAGAATAGGTCTTTTTGTAATTATATGGCTTCTTTGCCTTTCCTAATGTGAGCAATTTAACTGCCTTCTTCCAGTCAATGATTTTTAAAACTTCCTCACTTGAATTGAGTAAAAGGACATCTTTATTCATGTATTCTCCTTTTGGTATATAATTATTTATAAATTTAATTATTTGAAAAATATTTAACAAAAACTGCAATATGCAATATAAATATTAATTGGAATGCATAAGAGTGTTTTATATTTCTTAGCATCTATATTATGTTTATCAGGCTGCGTAGCCCAGACACCGGTTCCTCAGCAACAAATCACCCAAAAAACAACAGAAAAAAACAAACTAGATTTTTTAGAATGGTTTGAAACTGTTAATTATGATAATGACCCATATCCAGCAGTTTGTTCACTGTCTGGTGTCGTGGGGAATATCATCGGTAGCGGTGTTCTCATCGCACCCAATGTAGTGCTAACGGCTGGACACTGTATAGACGGTATAGAATTGTCATATGTTTCTTTTGGAACAGAGATAATTTGTATATCAGAGACACTGATCCACCCGAAATACGACCTTAATATGCGTGTTCCCCACGACATCGGACTTCTTTTTTTGGAACACGAACCACATGGTATAACACCAGCAAAAATACACACCGGACAGTTTGTGTGTCGATTTGCTAATATTACCACTGTAGGATATTCTTTTCATTTTAAGAAATATAGTAAACCAGGAACTTTTCGATATTATGGAACAGTATTAGAAAATATTGGGGAAATTAAATTCCTTCCAAGAAAAGCAACAATTTGGCATGGTGATTCTGGTGGTGCAGTGTTTACCAATTGGCACGGACAAAGATTGTTGATTGGAATAATATCTAATTTTATGATCATAGAGGGAGAAATAATTGAATGTTCAGCAACAAGAGTTGACATGTTCGAACATTGGATAAAGGAGAGTATAAATAATCATGAAGGAATTTTGGAAAATACGATTGATGCTTTTATCAACCCCTGAAGGGATAGCAGTTTCTCTTATAGGATTTTTAATTGGAGTTTTAATCGCAAGAGGAATGTGAAATGATTATAGCCGGAATTGATTACTCAATGAGAAGTCCCAGTATATGTGTGTTTGTTGGAACAGAAGATGAATCTTTTATATTTGAACGATGTAAATTTTATTTCCTCACCGACACAAAAATTTATGCTAATTTCTTTCTGAATAATATACACGGAGAATCGTTCTCAAAGTGGGATGGAGATTCTGAGCGTTATAAAAGCATAAGTGATTGGGCAATTGAAAAATTAATTGGATGTGAACAAATAGCCATCGAAGGTTATTCGTTCAATTCTAGCGGAAAGTTATTTCATATTGCAGAAAATACTGGTATATTAAAATATAAAATTTACAATATTGGTATTCCCTTAGAAGTAGTTCCGCCTGCAAATATTAAGAAATTTGCAACAGGAAAGGGAAATGCGGATAAGGATATGATGCATAATTCATTCATATCCGAAACGGGATTAAACCTTCAGCATGAAATAACACCCAAGAAGAAAAAAATCAACAACCCCGTTTCCGACATTGTTGATTCTTATTACATTTGTAAATATCTCTACAATGAAATTAAATCTGTTTCTTGAATCCGTTTTTTATTTTAACTTCGGCAACAATCTTTTTAGTCAAATCACTAGTTAATTGAGATGCTAAATTTCCCTTTCCAAAAATTTCTTTTCTTTCTTCGGGTGATAATTTTTCTTTCATGGCTTCAATAAGTTCTACAATTTCTTTAATAGCCTTTTCGTTGCCTCTTCCTTTAATAAGCATCCAGGCAATAATTCCGGATGTTGCCACAAAACCAATTATTAATATAATTAGGCCAATTGTTGCTATTTCTTCTAAATAATACTGGGAAGCGGAAGCAAAACCGACAGTTAAAATACCTATTCCTAATATGACTGTACCTAATTTTCCGTTGACCCAAAATGCTATAAATGCCCCAGCCACTAACATTCCGAAACCAATAACAAAGAAGAGAGTTATGAATGAATGAAGGTTTTCTAATGCTTGCCTCCGAACCTCTAGATCAGATTCTTGAACTTTTTCTAATTCTTTTTCTGTATTTCTTATTAGACTTAAACCAGAATTCGTCTCATGATTAGCCTGCTTTAAGTCTTCTAATGCTTCAGATATTCGTATCTGCTCTTGCTGTGCATGGTCTACTGATTCTTTTATATTATTGGTCGAGTCAACGATACCATTATAGTTTTCGGGATTTTCTTCTAGTGCAATTGTGTTCAGTATAAGTTCTGCATTACTATCAATATCAGTTAAATCATTTGATATATTTTCAGAAGCAATTTCAATTTCTTCTGTTTGTTCTATTTGTTCTTGATTAGAATTTGAAATTATACCCGAAGCACTTTGTCCGATTACTTCTGTATTTGGAATAATCGAACAACCAGATAATATAATAGAACATAATAAAAAATACAACTTCATCTATCTGCTTCATCTATTGGAGGTGGAATTAAATACGACATGGTTCCATATTTTTCATCCATTATTATAATGGGGGTGTTGGGGTTTCTGTGTGCATATTCTCGAATTTCTTGATTTTCAATTCTATCCATATCTAATTTACGGCTCCATCGCTCATGCTTTTTTCTGCCGTGATTGCATTTCATAAATTCTTCAGTAGTGATTTTAAAGACATCTATTCCGGCAAACTTTTTTTTCTTTTTTCGAGGCTTCACAGCAACGTCTAATGGATCTTTATTATAACCCATTCCCATGATATTTCCGGACGAGGCAACATTTGCAATTTCTTCTTTTATTTGGGAAAAGTTTTTCATTTGTTTCCTCTTCTCTTTCTGACTATTTTTTCAATTTGTTGGGGATTTAATGGAGTTGATTCTCTCATCTTTTCATTTTTTCGCAATAGTCGTGCTCTATTTTCTAAAATTTCTTTATGGGAAAGTTTTCTTTTCGGTGATACATGATTGGATTTATTTTTATTAACAGGCATTCTGGAACTCCTTTCTTCGTTGTTGTTCTTATTTCTACCGCAACCGCAGCCCATGATCATTCCCTTTCGAGTTGTGAAAAGTATGAACCATTATATTTATAAATTGGCACACCAAAGACATATCCGACAACATTTAATGATTCTTCTTTGATAATTTCTTGAAAATTTTGATCCATATATTCTTCTTTTAATTCTATTCCCTTTTCTAGGAACATTTCGTATACAAAATTTTCAAATTCATCACCATCGCCACCAAGATGAATAACATCTTCCTTCACTAAGAAAATAGCAGTTGGTAGACTGGTCAGCATGGCTCGAACTCTTGGATCTGGAACCATAGCAAATATTTTTTTAATGTTGATTATGAGACGATTGAATATTGATGAGGCTTCTCTTTCTTGTTGTGTCTTCAATTCATCGTAGGATTTTAAAAACTTTCCATCTCTATCAATAATTCCGAGACGATATGCTGCCATCTGTTCAAACGGGGTAGTTATTTCCTGCATGAATTTATACACAGTAAATGCATTTACTATTCTATTAAGATCTGCTGTTACGGCTTGTGTCATATTCATAACCTCTTTAAGTGTAAAAGTATATTACTATCTAGGGGAATTGAATTTAAATCTACTTCGGGCATTTCCGGGGGGAGATAATTTAAATAATCTAAAAATGTCTTCAGATATGAATGATATAGAATTTCTATTCTAAAAAAAAGTATTCTAGAGCATCCAGATGGACCAAACACATTATTTAATACTATAATATGATTGAGAATTAATCTTTCTTTTAATTCATTTTTATTATTATACTTCTTAAATAGTCTTTTTATATATTTAATACGATTTAAATCTTCATGAAACTCATCAATACTTTCGCATTGTGTGTTTCTGTAGTTTCTCATTGCAAAAAGAATAAAATTATCGTTATTCAATCTATCTAAAATCATATCATGTATATATCAATCCGATTTTGGAGAAGAATTTGGTCCTATTGAGGGAAACATCTTATAAAGACCACTTGGAAGTTTCTCAGTATTTACTCGTAGAGAATATGAACCCTCTCCATCAGAAATTCCATCAGTAGTTTCAAATTCGTCAAAAGGCGTGTCTAGATTCTTCCCAAACGTTCCGCCATGTCGGGTCAATGGGTAGTCTTGAGCCCCATCATATGAAACGTTTTGTGGATCACATTTAAAATCATATCCTGCCATATTCAACTTATTCTTAATTTGAAATAAGGCTGCTTTGGGATCCAAAAGTTCACGTTCACCAACTGCATGAAGAAATGCATTTAGACGAGAAAGTTGCTCTGGATCATCAATTCTATGAATTCCGTAATCACTAAACGCACTTCTAGCATCTCCGCCAAATGGGGTGTCTTCGGCTTCAATTAAAAGGGATTTTAGTTCTTTGTATTTCTTCATTTAGTATCTCCTTACTAATTATTTATACTAATACTATCCGCCACTTCTTGTGGATTTATCAATTTCGGATCTGTATATTTTCCAATTTTGAGTTTTTTGTTCTTAGGCCCACCGACACTTTTCGATTTATCCGCAGCGGTAGTTTGCTGCCGTGAAGTCTCTCTGACTTTTGCCATCAACTCGTCATGATATTTTCTTTCTGGATTTTCATATTCAATGTCTCGGTCGTCGTCGTCGTTCGGTATCCCCACTATTGGCGGTGTTCTGGGATCAGTTTCTGGTTTCGTTTCTTTTGTTTTGGTTTTAGGTATAGCCCTGGCAATAGGAACGGCATCTGCTTTGGTCTTGCTTAAGGTGTCGGCCTTGCTTAAGGTGTCGGCTAATTTAATAGTAGTGGCGGTTCCTGCTGCGGTTCCTGCTGCGGTTCCTGCTGCGGTTCCTGCTAGTTTTCCGGCCACCTCCCTTGCTCCAACTGTTCCCGGCGGTGGTGCTTCTGGCACAAGAGTGTCTATAGTCCTTTTAGCCACGGCAGTCCCGACAACAGCGGTTGCTGCCTGAACTCCTTTTTTAATTTTATCGGCTCTATTCATCATCCTCCACGTATTAAGAGCAGCCCCAGCAGTTTCAGTTCCCGGAATGGGCATAGCAACAAGAGCAGCAGATGCCGCCAACGTTCCAAGTTCTACTGGATCAGTGGCAACATGTGCAATTTCCTTTCCAATCTCAGCAGGCAATTCTCTCATCACCGAAGAAGGATTTTCTCTCTCTATCTGTTTTTTATTTTCTAAGTATTTGAGATAATATGATTTTTGGCTATCGGTCATATTTTCCCTAGGCCACCCCCCTTTTGGAGAACGGGATCTCGCTGGTGGACGTGGTCGAACTGGTGGAATTACTTCCCCCCAACGTTCTTCATTTATAGCAGACATAAACTTATCATCTAAGGAGACTTCTTCTCCCCGAAGTCTAGCCGCATAGGCCTCCTTTTTATGTCGTAACTCTTCTCCCTTTTCCTCGCTACGCCTCCTACTTCTTGCTTCCATGTCCGCGTCACCACTTGCCAGCCGACTGGTATATCTCTTGTCCTCTCTCGCTGCTTTTTCATCGGCAGCAACTTCTTCTCCTTCAGGGGTTGCTTTCCACGCATCCCACTCTTCTCTACCTGCTGTTGGACTTGGCATATTTTTCTTTGGATCACTATCAGGCAGTGCGTCTCGTCTTCTTTGGTATAACGCTTCAACCCTTTCGGCTCCTCTTTCTGATGGAGTCATTCCTTGTGAATCTACAGCAGTTTCAACTGGCCCCACATCTGGGCCTCGCCGGAACCAACTCTGTTGGTCTTGCCCTCGT